AATGAATGAAGTACTGTCTAAAATACCAACTAAAATATATGTAGGATAAATATGGCATTATTTGGAACACAACGAGATGCAAAATTCTTAGCATCAATTAACGCAGAATTATTAAATGCAATAATTGATACTGAAATAGAATTTTTTAAATTAGTTGTTGAAGAATCTAATTCTAATATATATGGAGAGTCTACATCTAAAACATATTTTGATTCTATATTAATTCCTGCACTTATAACAAAAGAAAATAAATCCGGACAAATGGATGATTATGGTCATTCATATAATAGAACCGCTCAATTTGGTATATCTAGAGATATTTTAGAAAAAGCAAATTTTTATCCAGAAGTTGGAGATGTTATTAAATGGGATGATGAATATTACCAATTGGATAATGTAGATGCAAATCAATACTTTGCAGGAAAGAATCCGGAAACATGGTCAAATGGAGATAAATTTGGTTATAGTGTATCTGTTTTATGTGATGCTCATGTAACAAGACAAACACCAGCAAATATTAGAAAAATGAGATTTGGAAGTAATAACGACGAACCAGCATATAAAGGATTTAGTTAATGCCTAGATTTAATAGACAAAATATCGATCGAAAAACAAATAAACCGTCTTTTAAAAGTACTGAATCAAGTACTCCAGATCCAATATTTAATAGAGCAAACGAAATAAGAAGAGATGATGATGTTGTTAAAACACCAAAAAGGACTGTATATGATATTGATTATGCAATAAAATGGTTTATTGAAAATGAAATACAACCACAAGTAGAAGCTAATGGTGAGTTAGTAGAAGTTCCTGTAATATATTCAAATGGTGAAAAATGGGATAACGTACGAAGATTAGGATATTTGCGTGATCAAAAAGGAATGTTACAATCTCCATTAATAATGATAAAAAGAAACTCACTACAAGAAAGAGATCAATTAAAAAAATTAGATGTTAATAGAAATGTCTCTGGAAATCAAATCATATATAAAAATAAATTTAATAAACGGAATAGATATACAGATTCAATATTACCATTACAAATTAATGAACCAGTTAAGTCTGCAGAATTATATGCAGTTAATATACCAGAATATGTAGACATAGAATATGATTTATTAATATGGACAGATTTTACTACACAAATGAATGAGCTAGTTGAACAAATTATGCCATATGGAACTTTTGCATGGGGAAATGAATTTAACAAATATAGAACATTTATTAGATCATTAAGCTTTGAAACTATTAATACTGTTGGAGAAGATAGAATAGTCAGATGTAATATGCCATTAACAGTTAATGGAACACTAATGGCAGAACAAGAATATAGAAAATCAACAGTAGAAAAACGCTATTCATTAAAACAAGTAAATTTTGCACAAGTTGTTGATATTGGACATAATATATTTGGTACAACAGTAGTTCCTCAAAAAATATTAAATGTAAAACAACAAGTAATGTCCGGAGGATCATTAGTGGTTTCCGGTGCCACTGCAGCCGGCAAAAGTGTCAATATTGATGCAAATGCAATGACATACCTAACTAATTTACAAGATAAATTTGGACAGTATGTTAGTAGTAATAGTATAACAGTACCAGCTTCAGCTGCAACTAATCCTACGAACAGCCAATTGGCAACTAAACAAGAATTTAATCTTTACATAAACGGTCAATATATTGACAAACATATGTATAATTGGACACCGACAGGAAATACAATACAAAATATAACATTTAATCTTGGACAATTGGGGTATGATATTGAGTCTACTGATACTATAACTATAAATGGAAGATGGAGCTAAAAAATGGGCAGAAAATTAAGCGGTAAGCAACTTCGTACAAATTTACAATTGTCAGGTTCTTTAGCTGTAACAGGTAGTGCTGAATTTACTCAAACTGATCCAACAAATGCAGGCTCAGCAATAAAAGTTAATGGAAGAATAAAAATGTTAGAAAAACAAATTGGATCATATATTGCATCTGCATCTATACAAATTGGCAATTCCCAAGACAGTATTGATTGTGGAGAGTTTTTCTAACGAAGTAAATATTTATATAAGAAGAAAAGATATTAGATTATACTAATAAGTAATGGAATAAAATATTATGAGTAATCAAACAATAAAACATAGAAGAGGTCCAGTTGGATCAGTAGTATCTATTGCCGACTATAGACAAGCAGAACTTATTATAGCAACTGGTTCGGTTGATAGTAAATTTAGTAATCCGGTTGTCATGATTGCAGACCCAGACGGAACAGGTGCATCGAGTGGATATAGACCAGTATCTAGATTATATACAGGAGCTGGATTACCAAACGTTACACCAGCTGGATTTGGTGAGTCGTTAAACGGATTACCATATTATGATTCAACAAATAAAAAATTATATATTTTAGGTTCAAATGCTAACGGTCTAGACGGCCATACAGAGATTCAATTAACAGGATCTAGTATAAATAATTTTGCAACTGATGTTTCAGCATCCGCTGCAGCTTCTGGTTTTGGAGCAGGAGGCGGTAGTAGTGTATTTGAATTAGTTTCCGGAACAATGTATAGATCAAACGGCAAAGATCTTCAAATTACTGGCTCCGGCGGATCAGAGAAATATGCTTTAAGAGTATCACAATCTATACATGCTTATAATATTAATGTAGGATATCCAACATCAAATGATTGGGGAACTAATCTAGAAGGATCATATTTTAACCAATTTACTCCAGACACGGATGTATCAGAAATATTAAGATTTGTTGCTGGATTATTAAGTTCATCAGCACCAGATGCATCTGCTAATACTCGAACATATGGAGATATATCAGAAAATATAACTAATACAACCACAACTGCAGCACCAGCTGGAGTTTTACCGAATGGAACAAATATTGAAGATCTTATTTATTTAACGGATCAGGGATATGTAACACCAGGAGAAACAATATTTTCTAGTTTAGAAGGATCTTTATCTAATATAACAACTAATACTAATATTAATATTAAATATTCATCAACTAAAGCAGGATCAACAAATGTAAGTTCATCAAATGATACTCAATTATTTGGATTAGGACCATTAAATAGTGGTAATGCACAAGACTTTAAAGTTAAAGGAACTCATGCTTTTGAATTTTATTCTAGTTCAGCTGCATTTCTTGCATCTGCAACTACTGCAACATCTGCATCTTCTTTAACAATAACTAATTCAGGATTTGGAACAACGGCCGGTGTTACCACAGCAAAAATTAACACAGCTAATCCAGCAGTTATACCTGCAGGATTTCAAGACGGAAAATTTGTTAATGTTCATGAACAAAAATTAGTAAATAAAGATGGAGCGGCTACTTGGCACGGAAAATCATTAACTAGTATATCATCATCTGGTTATTATAAAATAAATACTACCGTAGGAATTGCTACCGGATCACAAAGTACATTCACAGACAAAACCAAAAGCGAATTAAGATTTTATGCTCCAATATCTACTTTAAATAGTAATATAGGAAGTAACACATTAACAGGAACTAACTTTGCCCAAGAAGCACAAACATTAACTACTACTAAATTATCTGGAAAACCATATGTAAATGGAGGTACTTGGGCAGTTGAAGGAACTGCATCAGGAGTATTTGATCCCATGTATGCAGATAGCACAACTACAGTAAGAACCGTTATCACAGATCCTGCAGCATATAATATTGCAAAGTCGACAGGTGAAAATTCATTATCAACAAATGGAGGACAAATTCAAACATCTGGTGTTGTTTATAGCACAGCTGGCGTAGGAAAAAATTCAGGAGTACCAGACAGAACAGATCTAGTTCATGTATCTGCATCTTATACAATTAGTGGTACTGGTACTACAATTACAAAAGCTCGACAAACAACCCCATCAACATTTAAAATTGCAACATCAGGTTCAAATAGATCTTCTGCACAATCTGGAATTAATGAACAAACATTAAATTTACATACAGGAGGTGACTTTGGCGTAACTGATGTAATGCAATATTTTGGTGGAGGAGTTGCATCAGGAGTAACGAGTGAAAAATTTACCAATGAAACATATAGAAGAATAATAAGTGGCAATACATCAACACAATTAACTAATGCATGGGATAGTGATACTACTACAGTAAATTTAGGTAATGGAGGTGATTTACAAGTTAAGCCTGGATTCCTTGTTGATCCAGAATCATCTCATGGATATCATTATCCAACCACCGGATATAACGCAACTGACGTTAAGTGGTATTTAAGAGAATTTGAAACATCAGCTACAAGTAACAAAGGTACTTTAGTAATTAATTTAGACCCTAACTCATCAGCTGATTTAGTAGACTATGAAAGTACAACGGGTGATAAAATAGCAATTGGTGTTATATTTGAAGCTACTAATTCAGTAATATTTGATGCAGTAAAAGGTAATCAATCTTATAATGGTAATTTGAATTCAGAATCACAAGGAGCACTAAATCCGTTTAGTGATTCAGTTGATATAGTTGGTGATTTCTCATCAATAACGAATTCAAATGGAACATTAACATTAGGATTAAACAACTCAGTAGGCCAAACTATAAACGGAACTAATTCAAAAATTTGGTTGTTGATTAGATATAAAGGTACACCTAATAACCCATTAACTGCAATAACTGTATCTGTATCATAAGAAAAAGAGGAAAATAAAAAATGGCATATAATAGTAATGATAGATCAGAACGATTACTCCAGGGTAGGAGATTTACAACTGACAATTTAACGTTAGTACAAGAAGCGTTTACTGACGTATTCGACTTAGGAGCAACCGAAATATATACCGATGACGGTCTTATTCCAACAGCTAGTAGTCAATTAACATTTAACTCAGCAGCTGACGATCAAAAAATTGTTTCTGGTAGTGTTGTAGATCCAACATTAAATCCAGATTTGCCTATATTAAGATATCATTTCAGACATAAAATGAGACCGGCTGCAGATGCAGAAAGAGAAGTTTATTATTTTACAACCTCAGAACCGTCATCACCTACTAATGAAGCAGGCTCTGATCAACTTATTGAAACTGATCAGGAAACTAATTTTATATCACCAAAATATATTGTAGCAGCTGATTCATCAAAGAATACTGAATCTAACCCTCCAGGTTACAAAGTTATAGTATATAAAGATGCATCAGCAACAGCAGGAGGCGTTACTGCTGGAGCAGCAGATCCTGCCGATTATGTTTTTGATTTTAAAACTGGTGTTTTAAGTTGGAAACAAAACAAACCATCCAATACGCAATATGTCTATATAACAGTATATCAATATATAGGTAGAACATTACGTAGTCAAATCGATGATGGATCTATAGGTGGAGGAAGTTCCGGTGATTTTACATCAGCAGGAATATCAGGTTCATGGCAAGGAGCATTAGGAAATTCCGCAACAGATGTTGTTTCTTCCGGATTAGCTAATTCACAAATTGCAGGACTTGCGGCAGGTATAGTTTCCGGATCTGCTCAAATTGTAGCCGGCTTACCAAATAATGTAGTTTCTAGTTCAGCACAAACTATAGCAAATCTACCAGCTGGTGTAGTTTCTGGTTCAACTCAAACTATAGCAAACTTAGTTGGGTCCACAATATTATCTGGATCAGGACTTGCAAATGATATAACAGCTATAACTTCTTCATTAACTATCAATAAAGGAGTAGTATTTACTAATGCAAATGGTCAACTACAACAAGACGCAGATGGTAAATTTACATATGACAGTTCAGATAATAGATTAAAAGTAGATAATTTAGAGACCACAACATTTACAGCATCATTTGTAACATCTTCAATAATCCAAGCATCTGGATCAAATGTATTAGGGGATGAAGCTGCGGTAGACGTTCAGACATTAATTGGATCAACGGTAATGTCAGGAAGTGCTGCGGTATCTGGATCAATGTTTGTTTCTGGTAGTCTCACATTCAATTTAATTGACTGCGGAACATTCTAAAACATAACTGATTTTCTCCTTGTCATATTTATATTAAAGGATTCTATTAATGGCTGAAAACAGGATAAAATTAAAAAGGAGTAATGTCACCGGAACGGTTCCATCAACGGCTGATTTAGAATTAGGCGAAATAGGAATCAATACAAAAGACGGAAAAATCTTTTTTCAAAAAGACGGTGGTACAATCCAATCTGTAGTTACAACAAATTCCAAAACAACAGGTTCAATTGACATATCAGGATCATTAATTATTACTGGTAGTGTATCTGTTTCAGGATCCATTACCGGATCAGATAACATATTAATTCTTGGTGGTGGCTTAGACATTAAAAATAAAGGAGCTCAATCATATGCAAGATTTTATTGTGAATCAAATAATTTTCATTATACAGAAGTAAAAGCTCAACCACATTCATTATTTAGTGGTAATCCAATAATGTTATTACCAGCCTATGATTTTGATTTTGCAAAACCAAAATTTGTTCCATCTATAACAGCATCAGCTGATATAAGCGCTAGCGGAGATATTTTCTTTAACCCTGCAGATGCCACAACAGGAACTTCTGTATTAACAATTGATCCTACCACCGGAAAAGTATTTAGAACAGGTTCATATTCAGCAGGAAGTAGTACAGGAGATAGTGAATGGTTTGATGGTGGAACATTTATCACTTCTAGTAAAGATGTTCAAATAACAGGATCATTAGTTATTTCCGGATCATTTAATGCATTTAGAATTGATTCTGATGATATAATATTAGGAAATGAAGCAGGTCTAAATGTATCAAGTGTTGGTCCTAGTTATAATGTTTTTATAGGAGAAAGAGCAGGCAAATTGGTCACTACTGGAGGATCAAATGTAATTATAGGAAGAGAAGCAGGAACTTTAGCTAATCAAGGAAGAAATACATCTATAGGATATCTAGCAGGAAGAGGATGGAATAGCACTGCAGGAGAAAATGTTAGTATAGGATATTACTCGGCATATAATGCTGCAGTAGGTACAGCAGCTGGAACTCATAACACTTTATTAGGAGCATTTACTGGTAGGAATTTAACAAATGGTACAGGTAATGTATATATAGGACATTCTGCAGGATTTAATGGTACTAATTCCACCGGAAATATCATAATAGGATCAGGTAGTTTAGGTACAGGCACATACAATGTTTCTATAAACAATCAACTTAGAATTGGAAATGGAACTAATCATATAATTTCTGGCTCATTAGAAACAGGAGATTTGATATTACAAAATACAACAGTAACATCATTAACATCATCAGGAGATATAAGCTCAAGTGCAAATATAATAGCAAATAACATTACAGCTAGTAATGCTTTTCATGCTCAGGCTCATAGCGGGTTTGAATTTACTATTTCGGGTAGTCAATTTAATATGATTAATGAAACACCTGATAAAAATCTATTCTTTAAAACAACTACTGGAACTGGTACTATTAATTTTGGTACTAATAATGTG